ACTTGTACTACACTAATGCTCGGGCAGATGCACGTATTGCTGCTGCTGACACTGGCGACCTGAGTGAAGGCACCAATCTTTACTACACCAACGCCAGAGCAGATGCGCGTATCGCTGCTGCCTCCATCTTTGCCCTGACTGACGTTGCTTCTGGCACCGTGGTAACAAACCTGAATGCCGACAAGGTAGACGGGTTTCAAGGCATAGGCGTCTATAACGCTGCTGGTACTCTACTGAACGGATAAATTCTAAATGGTGAAATACTTTTATAATGAATGGGATAGATACGCTCAAGAATACATAGACAATAAAGGATCTCTGAGAAATTGGACTGCTGACAGATACTTTGTCGGCACTGTCTACGATGAAGTCTACTTTATGTTTCTTCTCAAAGACCGTCCAAACAACACAGTAGAAGTCAGTGCTGTTTCTGACTGGCACAAACTTCACAAGTATCCCCTCTCAAAGTCCCAAAAGAAAAAGACCAGAGACGTTGGCATCTATCTTGCGATGACGTGGGCATTTGATACCATTGGCATAGACTCTATGTATGGGTTTGTCCGACACAACGACAAGAAGATCATCGGTTTCATGAACCATGTCAACGGTGCACCCATGACACCAACAGAGAAGACAACTACTTCGGGTGTGCCATTCGTACGATGGGATTATACAAGCGAAGAATATAACTCTGGATTGCTACTCGAACGAGCAAAAGAATCCATATACAATTTCGAGTAGTATAAATAGAACTATCAGAACATACTAGGGCAATACAATGGCGATCATATCTACAAGGCAAGGACTCATCGACTATAGTCTACGAAGACTTGGCGAACCCGTCATCGAAATCAATGTCGATGAAGATCAAATAGAAGACAAAGTCGACGATGCGCTTCAAGTCTATCAAGAGTTCCACGCTGATGCGACAATGCGAGCATACTACCAGCACCAAATGACTGCTGCTGACATCACAAACAGATATGTAGATATCCCGACTAACATCTTATATGTCACAAAGATGTTTCCTGTCAACAACTCAATGGTCCAGAGTTCAAACTTCTTCTCCTTCCAGTACCAATTCGCCATGAGCGACATGCACAACATGACAGGTGCTGGTGGTGCAGGTGGTCTTGCGTACTATGAACAGACACAACAACACCTTGCTTTGCTTGACATGAAGATAAATGGTCTGCCCTTGATCACATTCACTCGAAGAGCAAACAGAATATATCTGCACAGCGACATCGAAGACGGGCAACTAACAGCAGGCGAATACGTTGCCTTTGAAGTGTACCAAACTGTTGACCCGACTGCGAATGGTTCCGTGTTCAACGACATGTTCATGAAAGACTTTACGACTGCCCTGATCAAAGAGCAGTGGGGTCAGAACATGTCCAAGTTTGAAGGCATGCAACTTCCAGGAGGTGTCACCATCTCTGGTCGACAGATACTTGAAGAAGCGAAGGGCGAGATAACTGAGTTGCGTGAGCGCATGCGGTTGGAGCAAGAAGTTCCACCCGACTTCTTTGTAGGATAAACAATGGCAACTTCCAGACACTTCAGGCACAATGTTCGGTCAGAGCAGAACTTGTACGAGGACTTGATTGTAGAGTCCCTCAAGTTCTACGGCACCGACATATACTATCTCCCACGTGAGGTTGTATCTCGTGATATGATCTTCAACGATGAGACTCTGTCACGGTTTGCTTATGCATACAGGATAGAAGTCTACCTTGAGAACCTTGAGGGGTTTGACGGAGACGGTGATCTGTTCTCGAAGTTTGGCGTAGAGATTCGTGACGCAGCAACCCTGCTCATGGCACGTCGACGATGGAACAACGAGATACGAAAGTATCAAGAGACACCAGAAGAGAAATATTATCGCCCACGTGAAGGCGATCTGATCCACGTGCCTTTGAGTGGTTCGACATTCGAGATAATGAAGGTTGAAGATGAGAACCCATTCTATCAACTGGGCAAACTGCCTGTGTTCAAGATGCGTTGTGAGTTGTTTGAATTCACCAATGCCGACTTTGAGACTGGCGTACCTGAGATTGACGACATAGAAGACTTTGCTGCATACCAATATGAGTTGACTATGGATTCCGCTTCTGTCGGATACATCGATGGCGAAACAGTCACACAAACACATACCAATCATATCGTCAACGGTGAAGTTGTCAATTGGAAACCACAATCAGCAGCATCCGCTGGGAACATACTCCATCTGGCACACGTTGGTAATAACACTGGCGAGTACAGGGCACTCACTCCTTCTGTTGCTGTTATCGGTACAGAGTCTGGTGCTATTGCTACCCCAACTCTGGTGAAAGAATTGCAGGAGATACAACCAGCAAGTCCTGGAGGTGCCGATGGCAACGTCGACTCGTTCAGTGTATCTGCATTTGAGTTCCTCGACTTCAGTGAAACCAATCCCTTCGGAGGAGTCATATAATGTTCGGTACTCACTTCTACAACGAGCGTGTTCGTAAGTCGGTTGCCATCTTTGGTGCCATGTTTGATAACCTATACATCATTCGCAAGAAGGGTTCCACGACACACGACCAAATGAAAGTGCCATTGGCATATGCCCCACAGCGTAAGTTCCTCGAGCGTATTGCTGAGATGAACAACGGTGAAGACAACGAAAGGCAACTCGCAATCAAACTACCTCGGATGTCATTCGAGATAGTGAACATGCAGTACGATGCCCAACGACAGTTACCAAAGATGAACACCTTCTGCAAGGCAGGCGATACTCCAGGAAATGCTAAAAAGTTCTACACACCAACACCATACATCATCTCATTCGAGTTGAGCATATATGCAAAGCAACACGATGATGCACTGCAAGTTGTTGAGCAGATACTCCCATACTTTGGTCCACAGTACACGCTGTCGGTCAAACCAGTTTCCGATGTCGACATAGTAGAAGACGTTCCCATTATCCTACAGTCAGTCGCATTCACGGATGACTTCGAAGGTGCTATGGAAGCAAGACGGACTATCATATACACGCTACAGTTTGATATGAAGATAAACTTCTATGGTCCAAAGGCAGACGATACTGCGATCATCAACCGTATCGACCTTGACCTATATAATATGGACGGTGCTACACCGAATGACTCTGATTATGCAAACACTGTGCGCTTGGAAACAAACCCAAAACCTGTGTCTGCTGATTCTGACTATACTATAACCACGAGTATCCTTGACAGTGACCAATTCGTACCCCACACCTTCACGTGAAGAAGGATACTTCTTCCACGTAGAAGGCGTAGAACTTCCTGATGAATTACGGGAAGTTCTCATCGCACAATCCAAACTCGATACAAAACCAACTTGGTCTGGTGATGACCCAACACGGGATGTTATCGAGCAATGGAACACAAGGGAACTCTGTCATGTACTGAGTATACTCGATCGTGCCAGAGACTGCCCAAGTAATGAAGGCACCGACCTCATATGGAACGGTCAAGAACCAGAGATGAGGACTCTCTGGGATATGCTGCACCCCGAAGCAAAGAAGCATGTGACATATATCATACTGTCGCGCTGCGACGCTAATGGTTGGATGTCCCCACATATCGATAAGTTGATATACAAAGAACCACGCAGAGCAGTTATGTTCATGCCGTTGACACCATACTCTTCTTCCGAATGGGCACCATTGACATTCTATCCTCCAGAGGGTGGAACACTTGAAGTCGGATTCTCTCCGTGTTACGTTGCTGAAACCAATAGAGTGCATGGGTTTGATAACAATGACAACTATAGGGCAACGGTTGCAGTGGCATTTTCCTGCGAACTGGAAACACTATATACTCTGTACACTAAAGGAATGTTGATGGCATGAGTGATGACAAAGAAGACAAGGATAATGATTACGAGTTTGCTCGCGAAACTCTCTATGATATGATCTGCAAGGGTAGAGAAGGCGTCGAAGAAATGATTGAAGTCGCCAAAGCATCTGAGCACCCTCGCGCATATGAAGTGCTTGCCAAACTGATGAAGGATACTGCTGATGTGTCTGGTCAGTTGATGAACCTACACCAACAGAAAAAGAATATTGAGAAAGAAGACAAACCGAAGCAAGCAGCATTACCTGCTGGCGACACTAATGTGTTTATCGGTTCGACCACAGAACTTCAGCGCATGTTGAAAGACATCAATGAGAAAGAAGTGAAGGAAGCAAATTATGATACCATCGAAGATAGTAGACTCGACGAAGAATAAAGGCGACACCAGTTATCTCGGCAACCCTCATGTCAAGAAAGATGGTATTGAAGAAGACTGGACTCAAGTAAAGGTTGCCGAATACGCCAAGTGTATGGCAGACCCAGCATACTTTGCTCGCACATACCTCAAAGTAATCAACCTCAACGATGGTCTTGTGCCGTTTGAACTATATCCGTATCAGGAAGAAATGTTCAACCACTTCAACAACAATCGATTCACCATCGTATTGGCATGCCGACAGTCTGGTAAGTCTATCTCTTCTGTTGGATACATCCTCTGGTTTGCTCTCTTTCACCCAGAGAAGAACATTGCTGTAGTAGCAAACAAAGGGGCAACTGCCAGAGAGATGCTCTCTCGTGTTACTCTGATGCTCGAGAACCTCCCGTTCTTTCTTCAACCTGGATGTAAAGTACTGAACAAAGGTACGATTGAATTCAGCAACAACTCAAAGATATTCGCTGCCGCCACGTCAGGGTCTTCCATTCGTGGTCAGTCGGTCAACCTGCTGTTCATGGATGAGTTTGCGTTCGTTGAGAAAGCAGCAGAGTTCTACACATCAACATACCCTGTTGTATCTTCTGGTAAGAACACCAAGGTGATCGTGACATCAACTGCCAATGGTATCGGCAATCCATTCCATAAGATATGGGAAGGTGCTGTACAAGGTGTGAATGAATTTAAACCATTCCGTGTGGACTGGTGGGACGTTCCTGGACGTGATGAGGCATGGAAAGCAGAGACGATTGCGAACACTTCGCAGTTGCAGTTTGATCAGGAATTTGGTAACACGTTCTTTGGAACAGGCGATACCCTGATCAATCCAGAAACTCTGTTGAACCTGAAGACCTCAAGACCACTCCGTATTCTGGAGGGTGGCGATCTACTTATCTATGATGAACCTCGCAAGGGTTCCCAATACGTCATGTGTGTTGACGTCGCGAAAGGTAGGGGGCAGGATTTTAGTACGTTTAACGTGATCGATATTAGTAGCAGACCATTCAAGCAGGTCGCTGTCTATCGCAACAATCTTATATCTCCGTTGCTCTTTCCTGACATTATTTATAAGTGGGCGAATTCCTACAATACAGCATACGTTGTGATAGAATCAAATGATGCAGGTGCTTTGGTCTGTCAGGGTATCTATCATGAGATGGAATATGAAAATGTCCACATGGAGTCCATGACAAAGTCCAGCGGCATTGGCGTAGAGATGACTAGAAAGATCAAGAGGATCGGTTGTTCTGGTTTTAAAGACCTGATGGAAACAAATAAACTTGACATCGTAGACGAGAACACTATACTAGAGATCTCTACATTCGAAGTCAAAGGTGCTTCTTATGAGGCGTCCTCTGGTAACCATGACGACTTGGTTATGAACCTTGTCATGATGGGGTATTTGACATCAACGACAATGTTCCAAGAGTTGACAGACATCGACGTAAAACGTATGATGTTCGACCAAAGGATGCAAGAGATCGAAGAAGACATACCACCGTTTGGTTTTCAGAGTAACGATGAAGTAGAAATTACATACGAAGAAAGGATGGATCCATGGAGTATGTTACACAGGGAAGACGATGACTGGTAAACATTTATGGAATCTCTGGGCAAAGGCAGTCGGTGAGAAGACTGGCAAGACAGAGACAGACGCAGATAGAGTCGCGGTAATACGCACTGTCATAGTTGTGGTCAACTTTGTCACCTGCTTGTTTATCATTGCAAACGCAATCCACCACTGGTAGGCGTAGATTACAATCGGTATAAATAAGAGCATGTGAACGCTCGATGGCGAGTGTCATTCTTATAATGATACATATAATTTTTCGATCGAAAACGAGGAAACAAAAATGGCACTTACAACACCTTCTGTGTCTCCAGCAATCGTTGTTAAAGAAATCGACCTAACTGGCGTTGCGCCAAATGTCGAAACTTCTTTGAGCGGTTTTGTGGGGCAATTTAACTGGGGTCCAGTCAACGTACCTACTCGCATCTCTGACGAAGGACAACTCGCAGCAGTATTTGGCACGCCATCTACTAGCACTGCAGTTGACTACTTCTCTGCTGCTCAGTACCTGCGTTATTCTGGCAACCTTATCGTCAACCGTCAAGTATCCCAAGGGGTCGCTGCTGATAGTGCATACAATGCAACTTTGAGCAACACACAAGTACTGATAGAAAACGAAGAGCAATGGGAAAATACTGTTTCAACAGAAATGTTTACAGCAAGATATCCTGGAGCACTCGGTAACTCTCTCGGAGTTTCAATATTCTCTCTTGAAGCAGGCGACAGCGTTAATTCCGCAACTTCAATAGCAAACTTTGCTGCTTGGCAGTGGCAAGACAAGTTCGATGGCATTCCATCAACTTCTGATTGGGCAAGTGGTTTCGCAAACGCAGTCAAGAACGACGAAGTTCACGTTGCTGTTATCGACCGTGGTGGTTATATTTCTGGTACAAAGAACACTGTACTTGAGATCTTCCCATACGTCTCTGTTGCCGCTGGCGCAAAGACAATTGACGGTGGTGACAACCACATCAAAACCGTTCTTAACAATGCTTCTGACTACGTTTTGTTTGGTAAGTATTTTGATTCTGACTCCATGATTGTTGGAACAGAATGGGGTAACACAGTCCCAGCAGCAGGCGCAATAGACTTTTCTAAAGGCGTATCTTGGTCTAACGACTCTGCCAATGCATCCTTTGTTGGTGGTTCTGATCACTCAACACTAGACGCTGGCGACTACGCTCTTGGATTCGACAACTTCGAAGACAAAGACGAGATAGACGTTCAGATCCTTATCGCTCCAGGAATGGCAATTGCTGCTGATCAGGTCACTGTTGTAAATGATCTTGCTGGTATTGCTTCTGTAACTCGTAAGGACTGTGTCGTTGTGACATCTCCTGACCGCGCTGCTGTTGTAGGTACTAATTCTCCTGCTGCTGATACCATAGTAACAACTAACCAGTTCACTGCTTCTAACTACCTGATTGTTGATAACAACTATCTGCGTGTTTATAATAAGTTTGCTGACACGTACATCTATGTACCTGCTGCTTCCAGTACTGCTGGATTGCTTGCTGCTACTGATGCCAACTATGGTCCATGGTACTCTCCTGCTGGCGAACGTCGCGGTGAATACTTCGGTGTAACTTCACTTGCCTATTCTCCAAACAAAGCAGACCGTGACGCTCTGTACAAAGTTGGTGTAAACCCAATCGTACAATTCAGTGGTCGTGGTATACTGTTGTTCGGTGACAAGACTAAACAAGCACGACCAAGTGCGTTTGATCGCATCAATGTTCGTCGTTTGTTCCTCGCGGTCGAAAAATCTATCGCACTCGCTGCTCGTAACTTTATGTTCGAGTTCAATGATGAATTCACTCGCTCTGAGTTCGTAGCAATCACAGAACCATTACTGCGTGAAATACAAGCACGTCGTGGTATCGAAGAGTTCTACGTTCAGTGTGACTCACGAAACAATACAGACGAAGTGCGTGCGCGCAACGAACTGGTTGCTTCTGTGTTCATCAAACCTGCTTATGCAATCAACTTCATCACTCTCAACTTTGTCGCTACTCGCGCTGGACTTGATTTTGAAGAAGTGATTGGTACGCTTTCTTAACAGTCATTCGAAGGAGAAATAAAGATGGCAATATTACGTGTAGATGACTTTAAAGGCAAGTTGACAGGTGGCGGTGCTCGCTCCAACATGTTTGAAGTCAATGTTAACTTTCCAGGATATTCTGGTGGTAACAAGGAACTGACTAACTTTATGTGTCGTGCAGCGCAACTGCCTGCATCAACCATAAACCCAGTTGAAGTCCCATTCCGTGGGCGTATCGTCAAACTTGCGGGCGACCGTACTTTTGAACCGTGGACAATTACTGTCTATAACGATACAAACTTCGCAGTCCGTGACGCTTTCGAAAATTGGATGGATGGCATGAATAGTCATGCTGGTAATGTTGGACTTCAGTCTAACAATGCTGGTTTCGGCACTTATGCTTCCAACATGGAAGTGTTACAACTCGACCAAACAGGACGCAGCGTCAAGACTTACTTCTTGAAGAACTGTTTCCCAACTAACGTATCTGCTATTGACCTCGACTATGCGCAAGCAGGCGAGATCGAGCAGTTCACCGTTACAGTTGAGTACGACTACTGGACAAACGACAACACCAACTAAGGTTGGCGAGTCGTCCTAAGTATAAGCAGGAGGAGGAAACT